AGCTCCCACGTACTTCCCGATAAGAGGCTCCCACCGCGAAGTTCTCTTCAGTAAGGTGACGTTTTCAGAACGGGAAAAGGGCTTAAGCTCGGATTGCTTATCAGCAGCCACGTACTTGTAGCCAATTTCTTCTAATTCCTTCTGGAAAACCAGGTTGTCAAAGAAATTGGTCCTCCTTGACACGGCAAACCTGGTGTCGTCACCCAGGAACTTTGCGTACACATCCTCGTGGAACTTTTGGGCTAAGGCCGGAACGGAAAGGTCTGTTGCTTTTAAACCGGCCTTGATGTAGCAGTATTCAAGGTTACCACGCGACACACCACAATTGAGTGGGGTGGTCATAGAGACCCCGGATGCCATGCCTACATCACGACGCTCGATGATATACCCGTAGATGTGGCGACCCACGATGGATGTCAGGATGAGGGCCTTTCGTATGAGTCCCCACACCCTTCCAAACTCATTACCACCAAAGTACCCATCAGCTCCAAACCAATACTCGACACGTTTCCATTCAAACTCTAGGCGGTCAATGGTATGACAAGTGTCAAATCCACTATAGTCACCATCACACGACCTAGCAGCTCCGTCCTTCTCCAGGAACTTTTGTTCGATCGAATCCCAATGGACATAAGGGTTCGCACCAACAAGATAAGAGTTGGACATCACGGTATCACCTAACCAACGTAGGTAGGGACCGAAGGCTATACGCCCGAGAAGGAAGTGGAAAAACATAGGTGTCTGTACGACGCGGGCTTTCTCGAGTTTATCAAGCGGCCGATTTTCATACTTAACATGGTCCATGTGTATGACGTCCATGACACCACCGGTCACTGCCATCTCACAAAACAATTCTACTTGTCTAATGACCTCAGGCATGTTAGGTCCCAGCACCAGATCCCCTTCAGGAGTTACGGAGAAAATCGTAGAGCGATCTTGTCCCTCCGTTGAGTACGGGAAACCAGATGACGTTTGTGTGGGCATGGGGCCGAAGCTAGTGTTCGGTAATCCCCTAATGGCAACATCGATGGGGTAAGGTTTCTTGGTTCCGTCCCAAGGTATGGCAAGATCACGAAGAGTCTGGTCCTGGATAACAAAGTCCATAATCTCAGGAACAATAGATTGAGGGTTAGCTTTTACCTTCTTTCTAAAATTTGCGTGAGACTCAGGTGTAATCTTGACGGGAGCAACCGTGGGCTTGAAGTAAGACGTTCGTCCCTTAAACGGCACAATATCTTCAACAACGTGGGTTGAAAAAGGCCGCTTAACGAACTCAACGTCACCATCAAATTGCTCAACCGCATGGGGAAGTTGTCCTGGCATACCAAAGAAGTTAAGTTCTGGAACTTCAAAATCTGCTCCAGTCTTCTGTTTAACTTCTTGATCCTTGTACATAAGAAGCATAGCCGAGTTTACTTTGGTAGCAAAACCACGGCGGTCATCACCTCCTATATGTATACCAACAATCTTAGATCCCATGAGAACAACGGATCCACAAGCTCCCCTCTTCGTGGGTTCCTTATACGAGATAAGGTCGTTACGCGTTTGGACCCCATCAGGAGTAGAAAACTCCTTTGAATCCAACATAGCCACGTCCTTCCTATCAGTGCGTAGATAGTTCGGGGTGGTGTTTTCGTCATAGGCGGGTCTAATGAGGTTCAAGCGTTGAGATGCAATGAAGACTTCCTCACGTTGGTTGTAAAAACCCCTGAGAAGATATTCCGACGTCGCAACATGGCGAGTGATGTTCGCATTCCGCGGCATCTGGGGACAGATGAGTCTTATGATATCGATGTCCTTAGATTCACCGAATGAAAAGTGGAAGTCTGGTCGGCCATCGAGACCATCGGCTATCGTACAAAGGTACTTCTTCTCAGGGTTGTGGTACTTATACAAAATGACTTGATCATCCAAGTTGCGGAGGAAGTGGTGGTTCATGAGGTAAATATCTTCCTCAAGTGCCACAACCTCTCCGACTGTCTGGTTGATCTTTGGATCCATTAAGCACCACATGTTCTTAACAACCTTATCAGCAATATCCTCGATGTTGGGAGCGAGGTCTTGCTGCTGCGCCCTCTGGCCTGTCCCGAGAGTCCTACGTTCTTTTTGATTTTTGAGGGTGCGTCGCATGTATAAGGTCCTATTTGCAGAGGAATCTTGTTCATCAGCGTAAAGCTTGGAACCAGACCCTGCAAACATGGAATAGAGGGAGACTATTCCAGCGACGACCCCAAGAGCTGTCATGAGGACACCGTAATGTTCGGCCACAAAATCAGTGAAGTGTTTGGCGCCTCTTGCCAAGACATCAGAGCAAGTCTGGAAGGCACTCGAAACACATTCAACGAAGCTCGCTTGAACGCCAACAACGATGTTGTTCAAAATTCTAACACCATCTCCAATCCCAGTGTACAACGACCTCTTAAATGCCGAGAAGTTCTGAGCAATGATCGTTGCATACTTTTGACTGGTTTGAAGTTCTTCAACAAGTTTGTTGATCAAATCTTTTTCGGAAAGGTGGAAATGATGGACACACCTCTGGTACGAAGGGAGATCTCTAATAAGTCCCGCTTTCTCAAGCAAGAAATTAGCGACTCTCCCTATGAACGCTCCGGGTTTACACGAAAAGGAGACCGACCTTGTCTTTTGAGCGTTGGTAATCCTTGCACCAATCTTGCTCATAACGTATGGTATGGGGACGTAAGTTCCCAACAACCTTTGCTTAAAAAGACCAGCTTCGCCTTCCAACGTGAGCATGAAACCGTTCACGGAAAAAGAAGGGAAGGAGGTGGAAGCCAAGGCACCAGCCCTAACAACCATGCGCTCAGGTTCTGTACAGGTCTCTGGGAAAGTGCCAATGGACAGTGAGTTAGCGACCGTGGTCCGCGTGATCCTCGAGGATCCAGGCGTTTCGGCACTAGAAACCCCAAAATCGAGGACATCAACAGTCGTAAAGCCTTGCTCATGGGCTAGACCGTCGGCAATTTCCTGTGTGAGGAGACCATTCTCGATCATCTCAAGACGCTCCTCAGGCAACGATTTACGGTACATCTCCTTGATATTCTGAGCCATGGATATGAACTCTTCGGGCTTCGGTGCCTTATCGGCATCCTTTCTTAACATCTCAAATACGTGTGGTATTACGCTCTTCGCAACACGTTCATGTGATTGAGAGTAAAGATTGGGTCCCGCCTTCCGACGCTCGTGGTACATTTTCTCGTTGACTCGGGCCTGGTGTACGAGGAGCGTGAGAACGTCAAAGTAATCACACTCAATGCCCATATCATGGAAAACACCTTGTGAGTCAATAAGATTGAGGGAAAACGACCACAGACTAACATCTAACTCGTTAGGTTTGGCATCACGTAGGGAAACACCACTGTACTTAGGACCTTTGACAGAAACGGTAAATACAAAGTGAATTCTCGACGCGACAGCGTCTACACTAACAAGCAGCGGGTCATTAACGTTAGTGTCGTTGGTTGTGATCAATGTAACAAGCTGGTTAAACCGTATCAAACCCTTCTTGTTAAGATCAGCAACGGGCACAGTTTTCCGTGAGGTGTTGCAGGCATCGATTAGCTGGGGCCAAGCTGCATCATCCTGTGTCTGAGTTCGCATTGATGCAAAATCGTCAAAAATTATTACGCGCTTTTTAGGAGTCAATTCATCAAACCACGGGTCCTTTGACTTGCAGAGAATAAAGTCATCAGGGTTATCCTTAAACTCCCTGTATACTTCCGGGTAGTCCTTGAGCAAGATATCGAGGACATTTTCGCCGAGAAGTGATGCAGCAACGGTCTTTCCCATCCCTGGAAGTCCTTTGAAAACTGCGGTCACTGGCATTTGTCTGTCGTTACCACCCTGCATAAGGATAGACTGAACAGTAACGAGTACATTTTCCAATGATCCAATGCTCTTTAGGACCATAGCAGCCAGTAAAGTTTCCTTGTGTTCAACCAGCGATTTGTGAAGTAAAGTTCCATTGGTAATGACAACTTCAATTTCGCCAACACCTAGTGAGGAAACATCAAGGCAATTATTCTTGGCGTTAGCCATGATGGCATTTGCCCGACGTGACCACTCGCGATACTCAGTGTTGAAAATCGAGGCAATGTCATTGGACCAACCATTACGGATGGTCACCAGCGAAGACAACTTGACCGCAAACGTAATAAAACCATCAAGGAACATACCCGCCCCTTTTGCAAAATGGGGGATATCCTTAATCGCCTTCACAAGTTCACCTTTGTTGTTTGGATCAACGCCCATCATCATATAAATAGAAGTTAAAGGCGTGACAATGTCAACAAGAGAGAAGGATTGCTCGTGAGGTATGCCAACAACCTGGACATTATCAACAGCACTGAAGAAAGTGCTGATGACATTGCTCAAGTGTAACCCTAATCCGGCGGTTAAAGCCAAAATTAGAGCAATCCTTAAGGTATCATACGCCATTTTAGGAAGTAGATTCTTAAGGAGTCTGAGCAACA